ATCGTTCTAACGAGGCATTTAAAACACCTACAGCAATAGGCATATTGTCACGTAAATGAGCTGGTATTTTCTTACCTGTTTTTTCTTCATATTCTAATATTGCTGTTTTTGTAGACCCTCCTTCAAGAGCTAACATCATAGCTGTTCCAGCATATGGATTAGCTAGTGTTGCTCCTATCATAGTACCTGTTAAAAGGGCATTGTGACCAAGAGTCATATAGAAACGGTTAGGGTCTAAATAGCCAAATACAGACTCTGGGTCTCTTGCATATTTACCTGTCGGCATATCTGCTTCTATTGACTCTGAAAATTCTTTTATATTCTCTTCTACAGCTTTTGCTTGATCCTCTAATACATCTTGAACACCAAGCTTATCCTTGTACATATAATCAAATAAATCCTGATGTATTGTTTCTGGGTCTACATAGTTTAATATATCAGAGCTTGCCTTTGATAAAGCACCCATTGGACCAAGTAGCTGAAGCCGTGTATAGTTATATAAAAGGTCTGGAAGTATATTAACCCCTTCGGCTGTAGCAGTTATTAGATTCTTTAAACCAACTGTCCAGACATCACCTATTGAATCTTTTGTATAGTCTGGTGTTGAAGGGTCGAATTCTCCGTTACTTATATTATAGAGTTTGAAACCATCGTTGATTAGGTTCTGTTTATAAGTTAACGTCTCTGCTATTTCTTTAAATGTGTCACCGTCCTGATCTAAGTCTGGACTAATAAAGTCTGGTGTTAATAGAGTGTCTAATATCTTTTTATCATTTACTATAGTTTTATTACCTGCTTGGTCAACACGTACTACACCCATTTCCTCCATATCACCTTTTAAATTCACCCTAGTTCGTTTATTAGACTTAAACATCTCTGGGGCAAAATGTTCATTTTTAGGTGTTAATATCTCATCTACCATTGTATTAACACTCTCAGCCTGAGCTTCATAATTATATTGATTAAAATCTATAGTATCAAGAGGTTTTAAACTAGGGTCTTTGAGTTCTTCCCTATAAGGATCAGCCGGAGCAAATCCTTCAACTGAATCTCTATATATTGGGTATTTATTTATAACAGAACGTAATAACGTCTGATCATCCATATCGTTATAATTAGGATATTTCGTTCTTATTTTTTGTATAAATTCTTCTTGTGTCATTTTATTAGAATTGGATCGTTGTCCTCATTTTGTTTATATATCAGGTATGCTTCTTTTGCTCTATCTTTATACCACTGATTAGTTCTTATCATTCTTTCTTTTTCCCAGTTTTTATCTCTAGGCAATAAATTGAATGCATTTTTTTCATCCTGAATAAATTTTTCAATCCACGCATTTTCTTTCTGCTGTTCTAGTGATCCATGCATAAACTTATTAAACCAGCTTTGTTTTTGTGGAACTTGATAATTATAATCAACCTGACTTGTTGTAGTAGAATCTTGAACTGACTTATTAGGAGAGTATTTAGTTAACCTTAAATCTATCTCTTTCATTTGATCTTCAAGCTCTTTTATTAGCTCTATTTGTTCAGGGGTACGCTCTTTAGGGTCTTTGTCAAATTTGAGGCTTTCCATTTCTTCATTTAGTTTAGCTTTATCCTTTAGAAGTTTAGTAGTCATATCACTATATCTTTCTTTTTTATCACTAACTGGTTCATATTGATCACCTCCACCTTTTTTATAGACAATAGAAGAATCCATACGTGTACCTTCGCCAGCTGATATCTTATCTAACGATTTTTGTGACTGAGTTTTTGTCTCTGTTTTTGGCTTATTAAGGTTTTTATATTGTTTGTTATACTCAAACTTTGCTTGGTCTAAACTATAAAATATTCGCTTATTTGTACCAACCTGATAGCCTATTTTTCCAGTTTTATTATCTTTTACCTTAACTACAGGTATATTTTGTATTTTAGTTTCTTCACTCATTTTATTTTAACCATTCATTTGTGTCTACGTTACCCTCTACAGTATATCCAGTGGGAGGAGCATATTTATTTCGCATTTTTAGTTTTTCTTCATATATTCTACCTTCACCAGCCTGCCAATCAGCAAATACATCTGGATTAGTGCCTTGTCCAAAGTTACCACCTGCTCCGACATATCCTTGAATACCTGCTGTAGCTATATTTGCAAGTGCTCCCAATCTGTTAAAACTACCAAGTTGAGCTATATTAGCATTCATTTGTTGCTCTCTAGCATCAGTCTGCATTCTTGATTGAAATAATCTATTCTGAGCATCACGCTTAGTCATTTCTTGTTGCATTCTATTTTCTGCTGAGATTCTACGTGATTGTTCAGCAATACTACGCATTGTATCCTTATCTACTTTTCTACGTAGTTCCTGAGCTACTATTGAATTTTCCATACCTTGACCAATAATAGAGCCTTCAGTTCTTTGAAGTTGTTCAGCACCAGTCTGACGAATATTACCTACTACTCTATTCATCTGTTCTTGCATCATTTGGTTTTGAAATGGGTCACCACCTTTTGCTACTTTTCTTAAATGGTCTTGGTATTCACGCTCTGATGGAGTTATTTCGGACATAGTCTGATATGCCCTTCGTTGTGATTTACGCTGTTGCTCTTTGCCCCAAGCATCAGTTACACCTTTTGCAACTCCTAGAGCTCCCATAATTAGTGGAAGTGTCATATTAAATCTCCCTCTTTATCGTGTGGATCAGTTCACGGTCTGCATCCTGATTAATTATTTTTTGTACATTTGTTTGCCACAACATCCAGTGTTTATCATAAACAGGTGGATTCTTTTTAGCTGAAACTATTGCTATTGCATAATCACATAAATCTCTATGGTACATATTTGGAATGATTGGACTAGGGTCTGTAGATGAATCCTGAGCATTTTCTACAGTTCCATAATAACTTAGTCTAAGTTTGCCTGATGTTGGTTTTTGATCTAAATGGAATCCATTGTTTCTAACAAAATAACCACGTGGGTCACCTTCATCTATTTGACCATCACTCCCATAGCTGATATCATCTTCAGATACCGGATACAGTTTATAACCATCGTGTTGTAAAAAGATTACCTGCTTATAGTTTGTTGGAAGTCCATACGATTCTGAACCATCACAACCATATATACGTGTATCTTCATAAAGATTACACTGCCTTGAAAGCTCTAATTCTGCTTCCTTTAATAATTCTACAAGCATATCTTTCTGTGTGTTTTCTTCTACAAACAGTAAGCATCTATCTGCTAATTTGTCAAAAGTCATACTAACCTCCTAAAGTTGTCACACGTTTTTTCAGTGCTTCAACTTCACGTCTAAGTTCATCTAATAATTTCTGTATACGGATAACACCTTTATTCACCGTACCATCATCAGCTTTAATTCCAACTTTACTCAAATTCTACCTCCATCCTGCGAATTTCTACATCCTCTCCATCAGCAGGTTGAGTTAATTCTATCATAAAATATCTACATCTAACATTTGGTTTAGACTTATACCAATCAGCTCCAGAATTATCAGCAGGAATAGTGATTGTTTTAACCACAGTAGATGTGTCTCCATCTATATAAAATTTTACAGTTATATCACTAAGGGAAAGATGGCGTATGTTGAATCTTCTAACTACTCCACTTCTGTCTAAATCGCCAATACTAATCCAACCAGTCTTACGTGTAAAGCCTACATTTTCTGATGGCTGATCTGAATCAAATTCAACTAAATATGAAGTAGACCCTGATTCAACTGCGTATACTGTTAAGTTTTCATCTATTGCAAATAAGTCTGCATTCTTTGATCCACTATTGTCAATCTTTGACCAGTGCTCTACACCTTGAGCTTTTTTAGTTAAATCTAAAACATATATTGTGTTGTTAGAATTTCCGAATTTGCATAACAATCTGTTCTTTTTTACATCTACCATTGCCCTAGTGTTTTCTAAATATGCAGTCATTTGGTATACATCTTTGATTGATGTAGTTATAGGTATTGCTTCAAAGTTTGCACTTAAATAGTACATATGGTCTTTGCCTGCAAAAAATACACCTGAATCGTGTTCAACTATTGAGTCGGATGCAATACATCCAATATTTGGTTCAGATTCTGATAAGCTCCAACTTGATGGGTCTGCTGAAGGTATTGATATTCTATATATTCCTTTAGATTGCAATACAACTAAATCACCAAGCAATCGTGCTAATCCTTTTATTTCTCCTCCTTGTAAATCAGGAATTGAAATATAGTTTGTGATAGGAATAACATCAGGCTGATTTAAATCTGAAAACATCACCCAGTCCTTATGGGTCTCTATACCGTCAGTTGATTCAATTTTTACATTTCCAACATATTGCCTGCCTTCTAAATTGACAGAATATTTAAACTTTGTATTTAAAGAAGTTTCCCCATTTGGATGTAGAGCTCCATCTGTAAGACCATAATCCCAAAATGTTAAATATTGAGTATCTCCATTTTGAGACCATTCATAACCATCCCCTATCATCAAGTGATATGAGCTACCTGCTACTTTTGCATTTAGAGGAACATCAACACTATCATTTCCGTGATCCCAACCGGCTATACCATTTACCATTGACCAATTTGAACGTGCTGTTTGAATAGCTTTATCTGTTGATTGAGTTATCCATCCTGTTTCCGGTTGTACATAGTCTGCTGTATTTGAACGAGTTGTATTTAGTCTATAAGGAAACCCTACTTTAGAATTTGGAGCAAGATTTAGGTCGCTACAGTATATCATATTGTCTCCTGTAAAACCTTGTAAACCATCAGTTGTTAAAAAGCTAGCGTGCTTCTGAAATATACAGACTTCATCTAAATAACAAATATCACCGGAAGAAAATAGCTGTACTTTTATAAAAGGTGTTCCTGTTATAGTACCTGTAGTAAACTCTAGTTGAAAATATGACCAAAACTTAAAGTCAACACCTCCATAACTCTTGATCATACTAAACCCTTTAGGGCTTGTACCTGAAATTTCGGCATCCTCTACAGAAATCCTTACACCTCCGGATGCACCTGTGGTAGTATTGCCAATCCATCCTGATAAAACATATGTAGTATCATTTGACAGTGTTAAGTTTTTCTTGGAAAAGTTTACTGCACTTGTAGCTACAAACTTATGCACGTTACTTTGCATATTTGCTGACTTCATACTTCCATCTGTACCATAGGTATAAGTTTGATTAGATGTAGTAGTCCAACCATAAGCACTTGTTCCTATATCAAATTTAGCTGAACCTGTAGCAATATAATATCCGTAGTGGTCTCCACGTATAGGTGTTGTGTCCTTGAATTTCAATTCATCCACAGCACCATACTGATATTCATACTGACTCCCTAGTTGATTTGACAAGTTGAAAGTTGCATATCCATTCCCAACAGGAGTGGCAGATAAGTTAATTAATTTGCCAGTATTTGACAAAATTGCATAAGGTTTACCACTTACCATAGCGTAAGCGCCTGCAAAGCAATTTTCAGCATATGTAGCACCTTTTATATATAATTTTCCTGCTTTAGAAACAGGATTTACATATGTGAGATCAGAATTTGCTGATTTTGTATTAACAACTAAAATTTTTCTAAAGTTTGCTTCAGGGTTCGTAGACCTATAAATATTTATATGAGTTATTCTTTTATTCCAACTTGATAAAGTCGCACCTGCATTTATAGACATCTGTATTTTCATAACAACATTTGTACCTGCTGATATACCTGAGTCAATAAATACTGATGATAATTCTGATTCTTGATTCCCATCAAATATGAGCGAATATCTGTAGTAATAGATAGTATCAACTAGAGTTTCAATCGAGCCTAAATTATATTGATAAGTATCTGCTGTACCTGCATCAAAATCACGTATCTGAGTTTCACCCATCTTTGAATCAATATTAATAAGTGTAGAGGTTACATTGATAGCATCTACCCTTGCCTTTGCAGTATCCAGTACATACGCAGAGCCACCATCAATTCCTGCTGAAAAGAAGTCTCTATCAATTTTTTGTAATAATACAGGATCAGCAGAATGCTCAGATGAAAATCTCAACATTGAACCATAGTTTGAAATCCTTAATCTCTGAGTGTCGAGATCAGCAATTTGAGTTAAACTTAAAAGTGAAGTACCTTTGAGTATTTTGCCATCTGCTGTACATAGTATCCACTGAGCTAAATCATCAGCATCTATCCATTTAGCAATTTCATTTATCTCATAGGTACTTATTGTAGTCGGAGCACCAAGTCCTCCACGTTTGTAGAGGACTCCGGGTTTATCAAACTCTAAGTTTATAAGTTCAGTGCAGGCATCTATACCTACATCTTCGGCATCTGCTTGAGTGACTAAACCCCCACCTAGTGGGATTTGCTTAATCACTACTATCTACCTTTCGTACCTATGCCTTCAGGCTTTTCTACTTGATAGCGTTCATTTAGAACTTTAACCAAGTTTAGTGCATTGTTATATGCTGATGTTTCCCTATCACTTTTTGCATCCATTCTCCAAAGCTGTGATTCAGCAAAGTCTAATACAAGCTCATATAAAGCAGGATTAAGTACGCACGCTGAAGCCATTCCACCAGTACCTGATCCTGAATCAGAATATACAAAATCTGTTGGACTTGCTAGATACCATATGTCAATAACACTTACCTGTTCAGGCTTAACATATATAGTTTCGTTGAATATGTAGGCAACAGGGTTTGAAGCACTACCTGCTAGATAACTATTTTCTAATCTTTTAACATCCTTAGATTCGATCATAGTACACCACTTGCTTGCAGTTTGACTGTAGATGCCACTAATACTTCCACGTACAGGATCAATACCTGCACCTGAAAAGCTTTTTGTACCATCACTACCAGTACTATTGCTACCTGAGATTTGTTCTAGTTCAGTTAAATAACCACTATCAACCATATTTACCACAGTCTTTTGAGCTAAATTGATTGCATCAACTTTTGCCTGCTTTGTAAATACAGATTCTGCCGGGTCTTCTAACCGTAGTCCGAGATTTGAGCTTAATTCATTTCCTGTCATATTAATTTACTCCGTTTTCTACCTTTTCATCTTTAGTAGGATTAAGGTCTTCTATTTGTAGAGTTACTGCCTGAATAGCTCCTTGGATCATCACAGTTTTTGTCTGTGAATCAATAAGCTGTTTATTCAGGTTACTAAGTTGTTCTTTTAACGCTTGTTCCGTTAATACCTTTGGAACTGGTGTTTCAGTTTTTGTTTGTTTATTTTTAAACTTCATTTTTCTCCTTATGCGTTTTCTAACGCTGTTACTTTTGCTGATAATTCTTGTATTGCTTTTACTAATATTGGAATCAAAGCTGTTGTTTTAATACCCTTCCTAATCATATCTGATTTACTGTCATCATCAGGAAATTCTTTTAAAATACTTTCGCTAACTAAAGATGGGAATACTGTTTCAAACTCTTGAGCTATAAAACCTATTCTTTTTTTAGAAGCTGATTCAGCACTGTGGATAGATTCATTTGCCTCAGAATCTTTCTCTCTCCACTTAAAGTTTCGCACTTTTAATTTATTTATATCATCAAGCTTTGACGATGCATCAGTAATATCTGTTTTTAACCTTATATCTGAATTAACAGCCCCTCCATCGGCTGACCAGTAGTCTCCATCTGCGAAAATTTTAAACTTTGCAACATCACCACCACTTTCAGCTTTACAATAAAGAAATAGTTGAGTTTGGTCATCAGGGTCATCTGCTGAAAAATCAATAACCACTCCTCTTGGAGTAGAAGCATGGGTACTGTTAACATATAAAGGATACACATCTGCTCCTGAATCTCTAACTTCAAGTTTAGAATATGGACTGTCAGTTCCGATACCAACTTTTCCATCAGCTTGTATTACCATCTGAGGGTGAGCACTGCCAGCAACATTTAAGTTAAATTTCATAACAGCTGATGTTTCTGTAGAATTATGGTCATAATCAATAGAACCTATTGAATCACCATCTTTTTGGAATATTACTTTTGAATCATCAGAATCACCACCAGCATCTAGTAAAAGATATGCATTTCCACTTCCATCACTGCCACCTTCAATATGCAATTCTGCATCAGATGTACTTGATATATGTAAGAGTTTATCTGGAACAGTTCCAATACCAACTTTTCCATCAGCTTGTATTACTAATTTTTCACCTGAAGATAAACCAGTACCATCGGCTATAACAAATCTATCAGGAGCATTGTCTGCTCCAAAAGTCCAAGTATTCGTTGCGTTGATAATTTGAATAGCCATATCTGCACCATCCATAACAAACTTGCATTCTGAATTTCCTCCTGTAGTATTTTTAAGGTGAAAAGTCTCTGCTGGAGAAACATTGACACCAACTGATGACTGTGTTATATAAAATGGACTAACCGTCCCATCACCATCTTTAATTTGCCTAGCTGAAGAAGCATCAATACCACCATCAACGGCAAGTATGTCACCTACTCCATCACTTATTGTTTTTGTATTTAAATTTGCCATTTATAGCTCCTATATTGCTGTACAGTTAAGTGCCAGCGTGAATGTGTTATCTCCAGCAGACATAGTTGGAGATGTTATTGTGAATTTCTTTGCATTTTTCCAATATGCTTTACCTGCATCTGCCGAGTTCATAGTTAAGCTCGACTCTGAAAACTTTACACCATTTAAATTGATATATCCTGATGATAAACCTGAAACAGTCGTATCGTCATCAAATGTTACTGTCATAGAATTTGCAGTAGATGCACCTACAGTAACCACGGGTGACATCTTTTGTTCTGAAAATAAATCTTCTAATTCCCATATAATATCAGGAGTTGAATCATCACCAAAGCTTGGTGGACTTAATAAAGTTAATTTGTATTCATTTGGATCAAGATCAACATCAACAGAATGTGTGTAATCAGTCCTTGAATCATTTTCATCATCAACACGTAGCGTTATTGATAGAGCACCTAAATCTGCACTATTTAAATTTTTACCAGCTTCCCATTCAATACGTTCACGCTTCCACATATCTGAAACTGTTAAGTTTTGAGTAACATAATCAGTAGAACTATAACGAATAGTAGCAGTAACTAAATTGCCATCGGCAGTATTCCAATCAAGTCCACGTATATCAAATTCAGCAACAACTTTACCTAAACGCTTATAAAATCCAATCACTACGTTTTGGACTTTTACGTTGCCGGGGTTTGATGCTCCACCTGCTCCTGTATTATAATTATAACTATATGACATTTATTCCTTTCCTCCATCTGGAGGATGGTAAGGAGAACACCAGTCCAAACCACCCCCCATCAGGATTTTTTTAACTAACTAGGTTTAATAACCAGTTGGTCCACCTACAAGTAATCCTTGATAACGTGGAGCACTTGTTGTTAACTGACCCATCCAGAATATTCTAGCTTGTTGTGCATCTTTTGCTTCTAAAGCTCTAAAGTTTTCAAATGCAAAATTTCTTTTGCTGTGAACTTTAAAGTCTAAGTAACGGCTGTTCAAGAAATACATATGTCCAGCCGGGCATTTTGAATCGTGATACACACTAGCACCTTTGAATCGTAACGACTGAAAACCAGCATCACCACTCTCAGAGTTACCTTCCCATCTCTTATTAGCCTGCAAAGCAGTTTCATAAGCTGAGTAAATAACTGGAGTTGTGATTATGATGTCTGGTTGATCGTTATCAATAGAACAAGCTTGATACATTTGTGTCATAGCCTTAATACCACCAGCTACACCTGATGTAGTTGAGCAGAAGTTTGCAAAACTAACAGCACCTGTATCATTTGATCCATTTGATGCTAAGGCTGAACCACCTGATGCACCACCAACTGTACCAATTGACCACTCGAATGTACCTAATTTTGCATTCCAGTAGTCGTTAGTACCATCGTTATGATCAGAGTCAATACCACCTAAACTTCTTTGGTAGCCAACAATAGAATCAGTAACATCTCCTAAAGGAACATAGTGAGATGTGCCTGAGCCAGCACTGAAGTCGTGGATAAGACCGTTACCGTTATCGTGAGCTTGTGTATCAGCAAGTACAGAAGTACCACTGAAAGTACCAGCACCATTTAACGTATTCATCACGTTACTTGAAACAGAAGAAGCAAACAAAGCGTTTCCTATAGCATCTTTGATTGTTTTTTCTGCATTCTTCATACTAGCAGTTAACATTGATAGAACTTGATTAGAACCCATATTAATATGTTGTTCTGCACCATCTATAATTACTGCGTTATACAAAGTTGCCCAGTTGTATATTGCTTTGCTAGCAACATCTGTTTTTGCCTGAGCTGTTGTTCCAAGTGCACCGGGTTCTAACCAGCCACTGTTACCGTTTAACGCTATTTCAACAGGAACATTTATAGCTACCCCACCGTCAAGTTTATCTGCGTTACGCAAAAGTTTATGACATAGGATATTGCTATTGAAAATGTTGTCTACTAAAATAGGCATAAATTTGTCTCGGGTTAAAGCCGAAACAGTTGTACCTAAAGCCATTTAATTAGCCTTCCTTTCATTTTATTTATCAAAATATTTTGAAATCTCAGGATTAGTCATAGATACATCTTTCCAGTTAGTAACTTTTTTATCGGATTTAATATCCTTAGCACCAGCTTCTGATGTATTGATAACCCCAGTATTTCTGTTTTCATTTTCTTTTAGCTTTTTTAAGTGGGTAAGCTCTTCTTGCATTTGACTATATGACCATTCTTTAAAAGCACGCTCAAGGTTTGGTATTCCATTCTCGACATACTTATTGCTGTTAACATCAGCAAAGTCTAAGAATTTAGCTACCTTATCTTTATCACCCAGATAGTCTGGATGTGTCTTTTCAAGATGTGTCAGTGTACTGTCAAGTTGATCCACACGTTGTTCCATAAGTCTAGCACCTTCAACCTGCTCTAAAGCATTGAGCCTGAGCTCTACTTCAGTAGGTTCTTTTGCTTCCTTTAAAGGAACAGTTTCACCATCTAAACCAAGAGATTTTATAGTCTCTGGTTCATCATAGTAAAAATCCTTTAAATGATTACGAAACGATTCATCAGTTTGAATCTTGCTTGTTAACTTGTTCCACTTTGATAACTCTTGAGCTTTTTCAGTGTTTGACTTTTGCCAATTAGCTTTATTGGTAGAGTCGTTACGCCACTCTTTGATCTGGTCTAGGCTATATTGCTGACCGTCTATCTCAAAGCTATCTACAACTTCAGTTTCAGTTACTTCCTTGGAAGGTTCTTCTGGAGTTGGTTCTGTTGTTTCCTCAGCCTGAACTGATTCTTCAGTCTGAACTGATTCTTCAACGGGTTCTGATACGTTATCATCAGCCGGAGACTCTGTGGTCTCATTTAAATTTTCTAACGCTTCGTGTTCTTCTGCTGTTATTTCTATGTTATTATATTCGTTATTCATCTAGACACTCCTTCCTGAGTTGGTCTTGTTATTTGTTATTAAAATACTTTTGCATCTACACCATCATCTGATAACTGCCACTGTGTTCCAGATTGAACCTGTCTCTGTCTTTTTTCTGAAACAGTTTTGCTTGGAGCAGGATTAGACTTTAACCAGTCATCAATAGTTGGTTGTGGCTTTGATGGCTTTGATGGCTTTGATGGTTTTGATGGAGCTGTTGCTTTTTGTCCAGTTTTACGCTCATATTCAATACTTGCTCTAGGATCATCAACTTTTAAACCCATTTTACCAGCCCAAACAATAAATTCACGTGTATATTCAACTTCTTGCCTACCACCTTTTATTGCAGTCTCACCTTTAAATCTCATTTCAAAATCACTCTGAAGTTTTGGGTTTCCTGCTTCACTCTCTAAAATTCTATTGTCGGATAACCAACGTAGATATACAGGATTGTATTCAACCTTGCCACCAGTAGGCTCATCCTTTGGTAAATTTGCTAATCTTTTTTGTTCAGCTTGATACGCTTGTTCCCACGTTGAATACTTTGGATTTGCAACTTCTTCAGTATATGTTTCAGTTTGATATATTGGAGCTTCAAACGCTGATAAATTATATACCTCTTCATCAAACCAAAACTTTTTAGGAGGAGATATTCCCATTTGATTTGCAGTATCAATAAGTAGATTTGCCCATTGTGTGGCATTTACTTTTCCACCTCCGGCTTCTAAAGTATCCTTACCTATTTTTACACCTCCTTTGGATGTATATTCTTTGGAGAAATCAATCTTATCAGGATCAGTATCACCAAACATTTTATATGTACTTCCTCCACCGTAATTCATAACGGCATCCATAGCCCTATCCATACCTTTACTATCTAATCCTTCAATCATTTTTTTAAGTTTTTCTCTTTTCTCAGGATCATCTATCATATTTTGTTCATCTATTGCCATCTGTCATTCCTTCCAATTTTTTACGCTTTGCAAGTTCTTGTATATCTGGGTTATCTGATTGAAATGCACTCATCACACATTCTTTTGTGACACCCGGATATCCATTCTTTTCACACCATTGTCTAAGTGTTTTGTTCTTCG